CTTGGTAATATCTCAAGAAATAGCAGATCAGGAAGAATTATTGTTACCACCCAAAGCGGGAAAAATTTACACCGCACTCGCACCCAGGTTGTAAAAATGATGAAAGTATAACGAGCCCATCACCTGACTCGGTATAACACATATTGATAACTGTGGTAATCGTTACTGATATGTGTTATGCTGCCATTAAGGGGCCCCACCAGCTTTCATTTTAAAAATAAATGCCGCTCCAATCAAAAAAGCAGATCCAGCAAATGTTAGAATCCCGATAACAATCGCCTTACTGACGCCCCATTTTAGATTTTCCAGCCGCGCCGCTGTTTTCTGCAAATCAAGTAAAAAACGATGGCTGGCGTCATGCTCTTCTTTTGTTATGTTCAAAATTGGACATTCTTCCAAAGTACTACATTTTTCGTCAATTCTTTTATCCACCAAGTCTTCCAACTCGTTATATCTGAGTTGGTAGACAATTGGTTTTCCATCTTTTTCTTTATCCATTTTTTTGTACTCCAGCCTTCACCTCAACCCTGCCGTCATGGATTTTTCTATACGTGACGTACATGATAAGAGCAACGATGGCTATAAGCCCGTAACTCAAACCCTGCTCCCATAACTTAGCAGTGCGCTCTATCGTATATAATTCAGCCATGCTTTGACCTGGGACAGTAACAGCAACAATATCCTGTATATTGACTGAATAATCTTTTTTAAGTAAATAGGTTATTAATCCTGCTCCAAGGCTCAAAATTGAACTTGAACCCCTTTTTTCAGTTGTAAATAATGGAATGGATGCCATTGTATTCAATCTCCTTTAGTTTGGCTTAAAACCCACTTTAACAACTCTACAAAGTCAAGTGCCTTTGTATACTCATGATCAAAACTGAAATCGTCCCAATTGTCAACGGTCTGCTGTTCGTTTTTCAATCGTTGCTGGATCTTTTCTGTGTCGAGTTTCATTACCAATGTCCGTTGTGCGCAAAACTGAAATGATTTGCGTCACCTTTTATTCGTGACGCTCCGCCGTGTTTCATCTCCCACATTTGATGCAAAATATCCCATGCCGGATGGTCGCTTGATTTGATATATTCTCCAAGATAAAAAAGATTATAATCCCTGGCAAGGCGTAATTTGTGAACGCTATACGCAGATCCGTAACCTTTTTTCTCGCCATATTCACCATTCGTTCGTTTATCACGCGCAGCATCTCCGTCGGTAAACGCATAGCCTGGCAATGAATTTGCCCAGTGCATAAAAGCAGATATTTCTTTGTTGAATCTGCGCTGCTTGTCTCCTAATGATTCGGCCATTATACCCGTTCCAGCGTAACCGCCCCAACAGGGCAAATGTCAATTGCGCATGTCAGTAATTCTAAAACATATTCGTCTTCTGTGTCCATAACAACGCCGTCAACCAGCCCCTGGATACATTCCGTGCATAGGCCGCAGGATGATAAACCGCTACAGGCTTGTTGGTTTCTATAAACTTTTATCATATAGTTACCACATCCCGTTTTTTCGAGCTTCGCCGCCACCAAATAGCCACGTAGCAGCAAACCATGTCCTTGCCCTAATCAACCGCCCTTCATCATGTAAAATATCGCTTAAAACCATGGATGCTTGCCAATTAGTACACTTTGTCCCGTCATCCCATTTCCCGGTGTTGCAGAGTACATCATGCACCCACCAAGCGTTAGATTCAATATCTATGGCCCCTGTGGCTCCGTCACTGTAATAACCTACATCTATAGTAACAGATCTATTGTATCGCGGGCTATAATATCGTAGCTTAGTTTTACGTAAGTATTCTTCAGTCATACGGCACGCTCACGCATTCGCCAAGCTCTTCGGATTCAGGAGAACAATTTTCAAGATAAGGGATTTCTTCTTCGCTTGGTTCTTCCTCTTCTGTCTCTTCCTCAACCGGCTCTTCCCCGGCCATATTGTCATGTTGTTTGTCAAGCTGGTTACTCACTATAGCATCATTACCCGCTGTAACTGACTGTTGGCTTCGCTGCTGCTCAAGAATAAGTGTCGCCTGATCGCTGGCAATAATTGTATCACCTGTTCCTTTTGCTGCATCAAAACCAGCGGTTACGATTCCAGACAATTCGCTCATTCCATAACCAATCAATCCGTACTTAGCAACGGCACCAACAACAGTGTCGAGACTCTGCCAAGCCCTATGGTGCTGTCGGTTTTGGCTCAGATCTGCACCAAAATCAAGTTGTTCACGAAAAGAAATCGAAGACGGCATATAGGCAGGGATGCCGTTAATTGTCACCACTGCCATAGTCATCTGGAACCCAGAATTTTTATAGGCTGTTGCACGCTGCTTGTCTCGTTCTTGCACGGCCTGCCCACGAATAGCATCCTGTTGACTGGCCTCTGTTGCAATTACAGTCGTGCCGCTGGCAGCAGCGTTAAACATTTCTCCAGGGATTGTTCCGTAGGTGGTGCAACCTGACAACAGCCCAAAAACGCCAAGGACAAAAAAAACCCAGACGACCATGTGTAAATTATTTTTCATCAAAATAATCCTCATGTAGCAATCCAATATGTGCCGCCAACAATGGCAGAACAAAAAGAAATAATTAAAACAGCTGTCACAAAATTATCAGCACGGTCTTGTGCCCGTTGTTGTGCCCGTTGTTGCTGTTGCCGCTCTTGGCATGGCTTACAATAACCTTTGTGCATGTACTGAACCAGTAACAATGTTCCGCAATCCTTGCATTGATATCTTCCGGTTGAACTTTTCAATTTTATACCTCCCAGTATTTAAAAAATGCCCCTCACCGCCTGTTACCGGGAGGGATAACAGCACGGATCGGGGCAAAGTTGTTACTCAACGTCTAAAATCACACCGCCGGTGAAATCAACAGAACCAAAAATGCCGCCAGAGCAAAGTACATCATTATCAGCAACCAGCGCCTCGAAAATAGCAGACTCCTGATCCTCGATACTTTTTGTCGCTTTTTTGTCTAATGGGTAGTAGTACCGGCAGGAAACTATATGCTCGCCGTCATTTTGCAAAAATAACACACTGGAAAATAATTTGAGAAATCCAGACACAGAATATTCTTTTATTTTTTTGCCTGTTTGGGGATCGACAACATGTTTTGACGGCACGCTGCTCTGGCTCAACCCCCAGGCAGCATCAGGCACAGATAGTCCATTGTCCAGGATGACCGGTAGATGTATATATTCCTCAGCTGAACAAACTGAAGACATCAACACAGCCACTGCAATCGCTATAAATTTTTTCATTTTTATCCTCAATTTGAGATTTTAATTGTATCGTTATCAACCCATAGCCACCCTGCAACAGCAGGGTCAATCAGCGGTATATTGGGTGCATATACCTGCCCGTCGCAACGGACAGCAAATATTGAATTATTATTTGAATCGTTTACTTCTATCCCATAGGCTGTGCTGTCGTCTGTCTCACAGACGACAGTTAATTTTTTATATTGGATAGGCGTTGCGCTTTCGCCCATTGCTACATTGCCGTCATTATCCATAGCAATGCCAACAACAGTTGACACGCTTGTGTATAATTCCAGCACCCTTAGCAACCATCTGTTTTGAGAATATGTTGAGAACAACACCCTGTATTTAATACAAGATATTACGTTTTCTGGTGGGATGACATAAGTAGTTAGTGTTGTGGGAGCTTGTCCTGTTTGAGTGTCCAGAGTCACCCAACCACTATCAGTAAATCCTTGGAACTGCCAAGAAGTTGGGTAGCCCCACGAGCTAAATAGTGCATACGCCTCTAATGATTTTTCATTTACAAATTCATACCCAATGGAGCTGTCAATATAGCCGTGATAATATTCAGCGGCAGTTACATCATCTCCATCAAAAGCCAGATATGCATCCGACTCATCGCCATGCTGTCCATCAAGAAACGCAATTCCATACGGCGCAGTGTTACTTGTCATTGCTGGCACTTCAGTGATATTCGTATCACTCAAATACCCTACCTGAAACCTATCAATAACTATATTTGTTCCAAGTCCAATGTTACTTTCCATGTTAGAATTGTATAGCACGGGTGGGATTACATCAACATAATCCCAATAACTTGATATATTGCTATAACCTATATCGTTGTCAGAGTCAACTGTCATCACCTGCCCGTCTGTGCCGTGGCTATCCGGCATCCGGTAATCCTGAATAAAAACACCGTCGTTGTCTGCCAGAGTCAGGCCGTCGTTGTCGATGCCTGTTGCCGTTGGCGCAGATAGCATGCCATATACTGACAAATCGCCATATATATCCTCTGCTTGCCCCAATGCAGGAGACATTATAACCAAAATGAATATAAAAAGTTTTTGCATTATGCCCTCACAATTAAATTAAAAGTTCCAGATAATGGATAGCTTCCGAAATAAATTTCAAGATTATTAGTATCGGTATAAGTTATTGTTCCTGCGCTTGTTTCCTCGCTTGCGGCATTGACGATTTGAACTGAGCAGAACTGAATACTTAAAGCGTGATTAACAGACAAAATCCCAGCCGTTAAGTCGGTATTGTCAAAAGTTGTTGTATATTGCGCTTGATCAAGCGGATCTGAACTGGTACCAGAACCCGTCATTGTGTCGCCAGAAAAAACAGAAGTTAATCCAATCCCGCCCGGCCTTGAACTCTGCTCATATTTTGATCCAAAAACCTCGCTTACTTCGCGGACAAACCAGTTGCCGCCAAGATACTGAATAACGATATGAGCGCAAATTACCATTTCCGGGGATCTATCAGCTAATGCTCCGGGATTGTAACTTGCCGGGCTTGCTCCTGATATATCCTCAAGCGTTTGGCTTGCAACCTGTCCCTGAGCAAACAAAATGCGGTATTTTTGGCTTTCGGTGTCGATTGTCGTTGGGATCAGATATACCCAAATCGACATATATTCTTTGTTAGCGAGTGGTGTTTGTGTCCATACCCCGCCGGTATACTCATTATAATAAGGGATATCTCCGTTAAGTGGAACAACATCAACGGCAACGGTATCAATTACAGAGTCACCGCCCGCCCCGGTCAATAAATAATTAGTGTAAGTGCCCTCTGCTATTAATTGAACGATTACGGTTGGCAAATCTTCATCATTTACTACGGACTGGCTCAAAGAAGGTCGTCGGTCTGCCGGAGTAGAACTATCAATTACATAATCGCCAAGCGTTCCCCCTGAGTGACGGACTGTACCCGCGTTCTCGTGCAGCCACCGGTGAACCTGCCAAGGCATTAAGCCATGACATTCTCGTAAAGCATATTTGTCATCTGTTCCATAAATAACTAAACAGATAAGGATATCCCAAAAATTAACAGTATCAACTCCAAGTTGTTTCCAGATAAAAGTTGTCCCATTATGCACAAGAAAAAACTGTTCATCAAGAATGGCCGGGTGCGGATCTGAAACGAATGTATTATTTATTTCTTCAATTTGTTCACCAAGCCAGTACGCATTTACAGTGCCGGATAATGAAACTGTTCTGGCCGCTGGATCATAACTGACACCAACATCTTCAGGAGCGGTGAATCCTGTTGCTTCCCTCGCAATTACGCTGTTGTTGATCAGCGTTGCTAAATAGGCATCAATTTCATCATGCGTATTATCACCAACATTTTCAAGCGTTTCATGATTAACTGGGATAGCTTTTAACGGTGCCGGAAATGAGGTCCTTGTAGGAGTGCCCCCGCCAAGTTGAAACTCATAAACAGGATCACTACCAAGTAGTCCGCGGGACGAGTACCATTTGATGATAATACGGTCAGTCGATAAAAACTCACCATCATTTAATAGTGCTGTAGCGTAAAATTGTTGATATGTTGCAGATTCTACCTGAGGCGTAATATTAGACGTAGCTATTAATGTTTCCGCGTCGCCTGAATCACGATTGAAAACCTTGAAATAAAACCCAGATGTTCCAGAACCAGAAACCCTGCGAATTCCGCCGGTGGTTGTCAGGGTTATAACACCAGGATTTCCAACTATTATATTTATCTCTGTGGCAAAGATTGCTAACAGTTGATCGGATGCGGTGATTGGCGCGGTCGCAACGTCAACAGCAGGGTTGTCAAAATCAGGATCATCAAGAGACGTTACAGCATGATTGTATGTCGGTATATCAGAAGCTGTAGTTGTGGGATAAATATACAGTGCTGCTGATAAGTCTTCTTTGTTAACTTTATCGTTATCAAGTTCTGCTATCGCATCTTGTTTTGTTTCAGAAGATAAGTCGGTGTCGGTGTTGTCAAACTCATCATTAGATATCTTTACATGATCATCGTTCCATACCCCGGCTGCATGGATGGAAGTAAAGGTGTAGGATTTCCCTTCGTAGCTTACTTGGTCATTGACTGCGTAGGCTGTTTGGTCAGAGAATTGTGGGTAGAGGGTGGTAGCTGATGAACCTGCAACCCATGAAGAAGCACCGGCAACGGATCGTAGCCGTTGATATGGAGTTCCGTCCGCAGGTGGCTCACCTATTCCTGAAAATTCCTTGCTGGTTACAACGATTCTGCTGATTGGTTTTATTACTGCTGTTGCCATTACTGCGCCCTCCGGTCAGATCCGCAAGGAGTAATCTCAATTTGAGCCATGTCAAATATTTCTTTCTGCCCGCTGTTATTGATAGTAAAAATTGAAACGTATATTTCTCCAATTGGCAGCGAGAATGTTTCGTCATCTGATATATCCCCGGAGAAGATGCCGTTTACGGCATCTTGGGGCGATATGATTGATTCCAGAATTAAATCAACGGCTGCACAAGTTTCCCCGGAATAAAAAGCAACATACAGTAACCACCCAGTTATATCTTCGCGTGGAGTTGGCAGGCCATCGTCGTCAAGCGTACTGCCATCCGCGCCCATGTAAACTGTTACCGGCCTTGTATCACTTTTTGCAATATATCCCGATTCATTGGCGGTTAGGGCATTAACCATATCGCCATCATATCCAGGCAGGGCAATTGTGGCGGTTGTTGAAAATAAAGGCATAGTTTTTACCTATGTTGGAGTGGTTGGCGCAGTGGGAATCGAACCCACGCTCTTAAATTCAGCTCTCGACCACTGAGCTACACGCCAATTATGTTATTGTACATAATCACTTTATGACAAAATTGTCAAGAATCAACCAGTAATATCATACATCCTGCGTCGTATCCGCCGTTCAGCCGTCCGGTTACCAATATCTTTCGCACGGGCAAGGCGCTTTCTAAGCCGCTTCATAACTCGTTCTTGCCCTGGGGAAAGTTTCTTTTTCTTCTTTCGCTCGTTACGTGCTGCCCGGCTGTAACCACTGGCTGCTAACAACTCATGTTCGGTCTCGCCTTTAAAAAGATCTTCCCAGCCTTCCATAAGTCTCTGCATTGGTTTTGTTGGTAACCCGGCCATGTAGCCGACAAAGTGCGTGAAGTCTCTTTCTGCTCGTTTGATGGCTGCCGGGTCGCCGGTCGCTAAACCTCTGGAACCTGCATAAATCGCCTGAGTTAAAGATTTTCCGACCTCGGTTACCGGGCTGTGAGAAATATCAGAACCGTACCATTTCCCATTTGCTGATTCCCAAATCCCGGAGGCCAAGTCGCGCATGATCGGAATTCCAAGGAACGGCCCCATTGCAACCGCTCGTAATTCTTTTGCCCAGAAATCGTCTTTTTCTTCTTCATCGTCTCCAAGGGCTCCGACCATACCGGATGCAACGGCCTGGAACATCATCGGCAACATGACATTGAAGAGTAATAACCGCTTTGCTGAATCCTTGGGATCGTCTTTGAACCCTCTGATAGCTGCCGTTGTCTGTCGGGTATATGCTGCCGGGGCTGTAAGAAACATGGTAAACAATTTGTACATGGAGCTGTGCCGCTGAACCCATCCAATATCTGACATTTGCCCAGATTGCTGAGTTCGTTCTGTTGCCATTTCAAACCGTTCTGTGGCTATTTCTTTCGACTGTTTTTTGTTTTTCCCTTCCTTGATTGATTTGTCATACCAATATTTGTAAACAGTCACGCCCCCGGCCACGGCCATCATGTCACCAAGTTTGGTTCCCATCATGAGGATATCTTTAACTGACTTCACCCCGCCCACCATCTGCTCGGACGTTGTTTTTGATATATCCCTTATGTCTCTCTCGTAACCCTTGCCAAACCGATCTTTAGCCATGCCGGAGTCTTTCAACATCTGTATAACTGCTTTCGGATGGCTGGTTCCCCACGCAAAGTTTTTTATAAAATCTGCTGTCGGAATATCTGCTGCATAGGCCGGGATCGATGTCAACTGCTTAAAGAAGGTTGTCGGGTTGGCTCCAATCATTGCCGTGACAACATTTGCCCGGAGTCTATCCAAGACTTTTACATCACCTGCGAGTTCATGGGGAGCTTTCTGGAAATCTTCAAGAAAATGCTTGATTGCTTTGCCGGTTGATTGCCCATGGTGCTGCTCAACGTAACCTTTGATTGTTGGGTCGCTGAACAGGTCATTAAAGAGTTTACTCGGTGCTGCCCATGCCCGGCTATGGTTTGAGGTTAAAACTCTGTTTAGCGCTGCATCGTGCAGGCTCATTGCCGGGATATCAAGTTGACCTTTTATTTTCCAGTCAAGTCCCTTGTTAGCAGGAGTTACACCTTTGATGCTTCTTTCTTCCTTCCCCTCGGCGGTGTTGGCATTGGCAACAAAGGAATCATTCAGCCAGTCAGACCATTCCTTGAGATCTTTCGGCACCATGGTATCAATGTCTTTCCATGTTTGCTCAGTAAAACCCATATCACGGAACAATTTGGCGCTGTCTTGATCTTTGCGTACCTGCTGCCAGTAGGCGGCCTGAACAGGAGTTATGGTGTAGATTTCTTTCCCTGCCCGGATATCCTGCTGGTTCCGGCTGAATGATTCGAGTTTTTTAGTCAGTTTATTGAAGGCTCCCAATGCTCTTTTGACTTTTCCGGTCTCCTGCGGGATGCCGAATATCTCAGCGGCCTTGGCTTGAAAAGCGTCCATAGACTCCCGGTCATACTGTTCTTTGTTTCTCTTACCGGCATGGGCAATGCTTCCAAGGTAGGTAACCGCTTTTGATTTCAGCGTTCCCTTACCTGATGCAGCGGTGATCTTGTTCAGGATAAACTCCCATGACAAGATAGAGTTTTCTACTGCGCTGATTGCCTCCTTTGCTCTGCCCTTGATCTTCTTTTCCTGTCTGCGACGGCGTGCCTTCTGTGCGCCGGTCTCCGGGGCGGGTTCTGCTTGCCCGGTTATCTCTCTTGCAAGCCAAGAAGCGGTTTCCTTTACACGGGCTGTCCATGCTGTTGCTGCTGTGCCTTTGGTTAGGTGACCGTCTTTGTCGAGCTTTTTGAATGGCTCGCTGATTTCCTTTAATGCTTCACGCCCTGTGGTTGCCGTTGATACTGAGGTCTGCCTGCCTTTGGTTGCATTCAGGTTGGTTGTGTTGAGTCGCTGGCGTTGCTGTGGGGCGGATTCGGTTCCTACTGAGAACATGATGGATTCCTTGCTGCCTACCTCAGTTTTATTTTTTACAGCTTGCTCTGCTGTCCATCCATTCCTATCCATTGCAAGGTTAAAATCACCAGCCTGGTTGGAGATGATACCATAATTGTCAAAAAGATGTTCCTCAACTGTACTGTGCATTGCCGATTCTGCGGCCCATAAATAGGTGTTTCCTTCTGCGTCCTCTGTTGACCTGTACTTGGGTGTACCTTTTTGAGCATAAGGGTAACGCTCTTTAAATTCTGCCGATATTGTCTGGTAAGACAATGAGTCTGGGTTTTGATATACGGTGACAGTCGTTGAACCTGATTTTAATTTAATCGTTTTTGAGCCGGTGCCTACCGAAAAGCGGATATCCTGTTGATCTGATTGGAACCGTTCCGAAAGAGGGATTACATTGCCTTGGTCGTCTTTGGTTACTGCTTCTGCCGATTTGATTTGGTTGGGGTTGAGTGCTATTACTTCTACCACCTCTCCTGCTTGTTCGTGCTGCGATCCATGCTTAATTATTACCCCGTCTTTCCCACGTTGCATTGCTGACAGTGTCAGGTTGCTTCCTTCATCTGCCCAGCTGTTACCATAAATAGGGTTGTTTATTTTTACATATAATGGAATGATTCTACCTTTTTCGCCGGTTCTTTCTGCTGCCGTTCGTGCGTACATTTTAGTATCGTCAACCCGTCCTGGTGGAGTTAAATAAATTCCTTTTCCAAAGTCTTGGGTCTGTACGGTTCCAGCTTTGTCCATATCAAAAGTATTCCACTCGGTCGATGTCCCATGATATGATAACATATCATACCCAGCGGCCTTAGCAGCCTTATCCACCATGCGCTGCGCAGTCTCCATATCGCCGGACTCTACCGCTTGCATGTAGGCTTGGTCGGTTGCTGAAACACTTTGCGCAACCTCACCGTCAAAGCGAACAATCGCGTCCTCTTTCGGGATGCCCTGGGCAACGTATGGGGTTGTGGCTTTGCGCTGCTTTGGTGTTAATTTGCGGCGGCCTGCTGTGTCTCTGGCTTCTATTTCGCCTGCAAGGGATTCATACATTCTTAACCCAGACTGTGGATCAACTTTTACGTCAAGACGATACAGTTTCACAAGCTCTTTGAGGTCTGCCTTTCCTCCCAACTCTTTTGGGTATTTATCCGGGTAAAGCGTGTGGGGATGTTCCCCAAGATTCATTGCCTCTATGGATGGTAGCCAGTCAACAATATCATTTTCCATATAGCGTAGACTGATAGACGATCTTGCTTGTGCTGTGCTTTTTGTGTCGAGCTTTTTCAGTTCTTTTTTTATCTCTCTTGCCCACGAGAGGGCATCTCTTGCCAACTTTGCATCTCGTTGTTGGGTAAACTCTGCTGGAGAACCACCCCGGCCAAAACCTTCAATCCTTTGGATGGAGTGCTGGATTTCGTGCAAAATAGTTTCTGCGTTAATCCCTTTTTTGTTCACGTATATGTAATGATTCCCACCGCTTTTATAATAAGAGGCATCACCTTTGTTTTTTGCGTCATATTCAATGACAGTGTTTTTTAATTCTGGATATGCGTCAAACAATTCTTTGTGAAAGAAAACATCACTTAAATTGTACGTTCCTCCTGATTTTAATTTTCCTTTACTACCGTGAAGTAATTTTGCACCCTCGTCTCCAATCTCAAACCGCCACTTCTTATCCATTTCGTTCATGAACCAACCGGTTTCCTGCCGGATCTGCTCGGTATCAACTCCGGCCTGTTCCATCTTTACCGCACGGGCAAGGGCTGATTTGTCGGCTGTTTCTGCTTGCTTGCCTGCATAGGAGAACAACGGCATACCCTGCCCGGCAACCTTGGCCTTAATCTCCGGGGTAATCTCGATCATATTGACATACTGACCGTCATCAAGCGTTCCTCTGCCCACCTTCTGCTTGATTTTCATCTGGGACTTGAGGAACCGGTTCATGTTCCGGGGTATGTCTTTCAGGTAACGATTGACAATGGCTGTTACATCTCCGGTGCCGTCTTGGTTTTTGTACCTGGTTTGTCCGGTTTTCTCGTCTTTCTCTTCAATCACTTCGCCCCACTGCTCAATCTCGTAAACCTGTTCTGGGGTTGCAGGCCATGCAAGGTAATCCTGCCCGGAGTTCACCGCTTCGGTTATGGCTTTCTTCGTGCCTAACATTGACCATGCTGTGTCAGACTTGATGAATGGTGCGTCTGGGAGAAACTCCAACCATTTTGTTTTTAGTTTGTTTAGTTCTGTTGTTAAATTATCTACATCTTGCTCAACTTCAGAGTTTAGTCGTACTTCTTGTGTTAATGCCCCCCACCCTCCATCCACCCGGTTGTAATCGTCGTCTTTTTTAAGATCATCTATCTTTTTTTGTAAAACCAGAATGGACTCTTTCAGCTTTACTGCCTCCGGTATGGAATCTAACTTCTTCTCCCGAGCATCCTTAGCATAATCCGACTGAACCTCATTGACAAACAACACACTATCCCCGTCCTCGGTCTGCCGTTCATCTACCCGAACGTGGACAAGGAGGTTCTTGGTGTCGCTGAAATGGGTTGGCGTGTAGTCTTCGCCTGGTACTTTGGGCAAGCTGATTAATATCTCTCGGTAGTTTTCGCCGTTGGGTAGGGTGTTGTCGGAGTATTGTTCTTGATCTTCCCATTCTATATAATCCTCCCCGGTTTCTGTCTCCAAGAAAGATACAACAACAGCATCTTCTTTATCTTCTTGAAACTCTTCTTCAAACGCCTCTCTCGCTTCTTCTTCTGTCCAGTCAGGGTCAATAAAGAATTCACCCTCTTCCTCGTATTCCTTGAGAACTTTCCGTGCTTCATTCTCAGTATCATAAGAGGAACTATAATGTGTGCTCAATTCATCGCCATATTTAATATACCATCTCTTAACTGGTGGTAATTCTTCATTACGCTTCGTTTCAACCCGAACACCACCACTTTCAAGCATGTCCAGAACTTCACCCTTAGTTACTTTCTGCTTACCCATGCCCTTTAAAATATCAAGTATCCCCGTCCATTCAAGCTCTTCTTGCAGGGCAGGAGGGAGCTTCTTTTTCTTCCAGGAATTGAACGTATTTACCCAAGCGGTTGCCGGTTGCTTCTTGACGTTGAAATCTTTCACGAGGTTGGCTAATCGGCTGTACCATTCCGGGGCTGTTCCTGATTTCATTATGTCGGCTTCGGTCGGGTCAAATGCGCCTGGGTTGTAGATGCTTTTGATTTGGGTTGGTTCAAAAACCGAATAACTATTATCATGACCCTCGTGCTCGTTATGATATATGACGCCATCTATGCCTGCGTTAGCAAATAGTTTTTTCAATTCCCTAATAGACTGCCAATTGATCACTTTTTCAGCTTTTTCTTTCTCTTCAAGTTTTAATTTCCTGTTTTTCCATATCGATATTATTTTGGAAGAATTATTTTTCTCGATAGCCCTAAAGTCTTTCGATATATTTTTGGGAATAATTTTAGCGAATTTGTTGAAATGCCATGACCCTTGATCATTGGCATAGATTGGTTTTTTGATCCTGATAAATGTCGGGAATATTTTTTCTTGGGAAAGATATGGTTTATAGACACTGCCTGATCGATCTTCTGCGGCCGATATGCTTCCAAAATGGGCACCTAATTCGTTTTTGTCCGTGATTGTTTTGAATTCCGAAAAATCACCCAGTGACCAATGATAAACCACCAAAGGATCGCCATTAGAATCAACAACTTTGCTCGCTCCAGCCGGATCATTAACAAAATCACCAAACCATTCCGTAAACCTCGGAGTTCGAGTCATGATAAAAAGATAATCGTTAAGGTTTGACTTTTTGCCGTTGGGTGCAATGCTTATCTTGTCGCCTAACTTCTTTTTAGTTGCGTCGAATTCCCTTTGAAGTTGCTGAACTGTTACTCCTAATTGTGCTGCCATGGATTTCATAGCCTGCCGAACATCCTTAGTCGGCCGCGGTGCTGCTTGCCTACCCGCCCGCTCACCCATTCGAGCCATAGCATCAAGATGACCCTGAACCATCAGCTTTATATCGTTCGGGTTCAATATTGTTGTTGGTAAGCCAAGTTTGACCAATGCTCGTTTAATGTAGCTGTAAATCCTTTTGTAGAGTGGTAGGTTTACATTTGCCTGGTCTGTGAGGAAATACATCAACTCTTCTTCGACTACATTGGCTGCCTGGGTACTTGCCGGAACCCGATCCTTAGCACGCTGAATGGCCTTGCCGGTCTCGGTGTCTTTGTCGGCGTGGCGGTCGAACATGCTGGTTAATCTGTTCCACTGCTTACCGGTGAAGGTTTTTGGCAGGAATTGGTGGCCTGTCTCATGCAGTAGAGTTGAATAACTCTCTCCTTTCTTGATATTGCCCTGAACCATGTGGACGGTATTGGAATTCGGCAGGAGAAAGCCTTCAATTATTCCTGATCCGTCTTTTGCGTAGCGGATTTCTATCTTAACGTCTGATTCATCGAATATTACATAGTTTGATTTGTCGGAGTCTACGCCTGACAGTGTGCCTGCTGGATATTTTATGCCTTTTATGCCAAGTGATAAAAGGTGTTCACTGGCTTGTTGTTGCTGGTTGCTATCAAAATCATTAGATATTCCATAATACCATTGCTCGCCTGTCCAATAAAGCGGCTTGTCTTTTTCGGTATGGTACTGGCCTTTGAATCTTTTTATTTTTTCTTGAATTCCAGCAGGGACACGCTTGTCAACTTCCACGCTCAACGCTTCCTGCACAAGGTCACTCTGCTCAGAAAGCGGCTTGTCCCAGAGTAAATATTCATCCTGCTTTGGTGCTAAGTCTACTTGGTATAGGTTGCCGGTATTCTTTTGATAATCAAGTGACTCCTGCAACGTCAACAAAGAATCACGTCTATTTTTTATATTTTGAAGAGTGGCAGGGGAATAATCTCCATCTGCTTCTGCTTCTTTGAAGTCTTCTTGTGCGTCGTAAACATCGTTATCTAATATTGTGGAAAACTTTCCGGCTGAGTCGTCTAAATAGTGTCCATTCCTTTCAATCCATCCCCAAATAAAACCACCCTCGCTATCACCATAAGATCCAAGTAGTTTTTGGGTCAGTGGCTTGCCATCAATAGTGATAGAGTCTCCGCTTAATACTTTCTGATAATATTCAGCAATACTACGCTCATCAGTAAAATAAAGACCATGCCCGAACGCCTGCGCACCTTCACCCGTGCCGATTTTATCCATACGGAACTTGTCAACATCATGCGGTGTACCGTGCCAAGCCTTTTGTAACCGAACCCGGCCAGCTTTAAAATCAGCGATAATAGAATCAGCCGTCGCAGCGTCCACAATTTTAAGCAATCCTTTACGGACAAGGTTCTGCACCCCGCGTTTACCGAGTTTGGTGGATTCGAGTTCTTGGCTTACGTTTGCTTGTTGGTTGGCTGGTAGCTGGTTGGCTGTTGCCTGTTCGCTAAATTTGATTCCCTCGCCTGCAAGGTCTTCAATCTCCTGAATGGCCGCCGCAGTTTCACTGTCCCGTGCGCTCTCTGCGAGTGCTTTGGTTACAGATACTCCTGCGGATACCCGGCCAACTTTCTTTTTAAATGTTTTGCCCTTGACTGTTTCTTTGCGTAGTACTTTAAGCTCATCAGCAATTGACTTTTGTTCCTCTTCCGTTGCCCCTGAGAACTCTTTTTTCGCCCTGCCACGAGATACAGAGAAAATGGCACCTTTCCCGGTATCTCTCCAAGACATATCCCTACCGTTATCTTTCAACAGTGGCAATATGTCATCTTTTATTTTCTCCCTAGCTACTTCACGCCTGATGCTTACTTTGGCAAAATCAATCATCAGGTTGACATGTTCTTCTGCTGCTCCTTCAAGAGTTTTTGCCCCGAACTTTAGAACATCCGCTTTGCCAGCTCTAACCGCCTGGATATTTAAAACAACACCTTGGCTTGGACTCCAAGAATACAAGCCTCTTGCTTCAAACTCATTTTCAAGTTTCTCTAATTCGGTTTTTCCCTCTTCTGTGGTGATGGTTCTGTTACCACGTTTGGGACGTTTTATTTTATACTCTTGTCCATTAATAGTTACTTTAACGACCTTGCGTTTCTGCTCGTCACGATCAAAAAGTTCGGCAAGCTGGTTTTTATTCTCTACAACTGATGCCTCCGTGTCTTTGAATTCCTGCTGAACCTCTGCGGCATGAGCCATAAGCGATTCAGTGCTACCCGGCAGATTGTCGGTATCTTTTTGACTGGTCAGTGTTGTGTGCGTCTCTACGTTTTTTCGGATCTCTTGAAATTTCTTCCCGCTTCCATACGGGTCGAGATTACGTCTCACTTCTTTAACGTCTGGTTGTTCCTTTCTTATATCTGCGGCCTTGCTAACAGTACCCTTCTTTGGCTTTTTGCTTGGTTCTTCGGCAGCGGCGGCCTGGTCAGTGTCAGTCGGCGGCTTCTTCGGAGGTGCAGATGGTCTCTTCCGTAAATCAACCCGGCCAACCTCTTTTATTTGCCCTGAATCAAAGGCAATGTAAGAATCCTCAGCCCCGGTGGTCATCTCTATAAACTCAGCATCAGTTATATCTGATTTCATGTGACCTTCAACGCCCGATTTTGCCTTAGCAAGTTCAGACCGATTCAGGTACACAATCCCATCATAACCGCGAGCCTTGGCAATATCCTTGGCCCTGCTCATCTTTTCCTTGGTGCTACGTGACTTACCGTTTTTGTCGTGGGTTACCTCTTTTTTCACTGCTTCTGAAACACCTAAAGCATCAAGGAGCTGAACGGCATCCCAGTGACCTTTATCAACCATCCTGAGCGGGTTTTTCAAGTCGAGGTTCACCTCAACTATGTACTGGTAACCAGTTTTGTCGCTATCTGCTCTCAGTGAACTTGCCTGTTCCTTCGATCCAAAATGAACACCTAACTGTGACACCTCTGTGTCAAATTCTGAGTAATCGGTTGTGTGATAAAATGATTTCCCTATATCAATAGAAGGCTCTTTGTGTGGTGACACGGCGGCTGGTGCGCCTCTTTCAGCGTCCGCCGTGGGCTTAAGTGCTTGTGGGTAAATAACTGAGTGCTTGCCGGTAACTGTTGGAAATATACCAAACCCTTTGTCTTCTCCTGGGTTGCCAAAATTAGAGAAGTCTAACGCTTTTCTTGCTGCTGCCACTGATATTCCAAGATTATTTGCTGCTATCTTTAACTCAGCAGCGGACGGCTTGAGTGTGCTTACGCTTGGTATTGCATCTGCAACCAATCTTCCCAAGGAAAACCATGTTTTTGGTTGCGGGATTGCGTCTTCATCATTGGGTTTAGGCGCTTCTTCAATTGGTGCCTGTTTCTCGGCAACGCTTTTATGAACTCCGATAAACCGCCCTGCTTCATTTTTTTCAATATTATAATCTTTTTCAGATAGCCCTTTGCCTTTAAGCGCTACTTTTACACCTGATTCTCGAAGGTATCCGTTACCCTGTGCGCCTTCAATCTTGAGTATGGGACTTTCTTTTTGCGCCTGCTCACCTTGTTTTATCTCTTTATCAAATTTATCAACGGCTGCCTGCTCTTGCTCAAGGTTCTCGGCTGCCTGCTCTGCTGCGGCCTTGGCTTGATGTGCCTTCTCCTGCACTGCTTGGTTACTCTTTTCTCTTTCAGCCCGGATCGCTGCTCGTGTTTGTACCCGTTTTGCTCGACGCAACATTCCAGACAATTTTTTCAATCTGGCCTTTCTTTTGACAATTCCTTTCTTGACTTTTCTTCTGTCTGCCTTTTCTTTTCTCGCTTGCCGCCTCAACTCTGGTATCCGCTTGCTGATTGCATCAAGTACTTGTTTTTCGTTTTGATAATTGCCTGGGTTTGCCTCTATGCTCGCTTTGTAGTGTTGTAGCTCTTCGATGTCAAAATCTGCAACCTCGTCAACCGCCTGCTGGTCGGACTCAATCTGTTTTCGTGCTGCTGCTTGCTTTACCTGACTGGCGGTATATTCTCGCTCCTGCTGGGTCGCTATATAGTGCTGCTCCATGCCCTCCTTGACTATCCGGTTCTTTTCCTGTTGGAGAGTGGGAGCTGCTTGGAAATCTGCTATCATGTCCCGTGCGTCAGCATAGCCGAGGGACTTCGCCATATCATCAGGAGCGCGGCCTGTTGTGGTAAACAGACCAGGGCGTTGCTTGATGAGGGGATTAATAGTATCAACACCGAATATTTCACGGGCAAGGGCTGAATTTATACCACCACCTTCGCCCTTGATAGCCTCTGTCATCTTGGCAACAACCGGATTTGATTCCCGGTGGTCGGCTTCGGCTTGCTGCTTGATACCCTTCATTATCTCGGCGGGGATCTCTTCATCAACTGCCTGCTGCTCTAATGATTCATATTCTTTTTGCTCTTCTGCTCGCTGCGCTTCCGCTCGTTGCTCGTTCCTTTGCTGGTTAAACTTTTTCGCATTTTCGTCAGAAATATAATCAACTTCCGGCGTGGTACCGTAGGGGATCTTTTCCATTTCCGGTTTTGCTTCTACCCCGGCCATGAAAGAGCTTACTTTGTCCAGGGCTTGCTTGCGCTGTTGCTTTGGTGATATTGGGACTTCCGGCTGGTAAGTCTCCATCAAGCCTTCGGGGAGTTTTTCGCCTTGTCGCTGCTGAACCTGATTGAACCACGATTGCTCTTCTGGTGTGCGGTCGGCTGGTAGAACGTTGGCAAGGCGTGTGTATTCTCTGGCCTCTCGTTCGTCCATCTGGAAGGTATCCGGCATTGCCGTAACCGCTGCAAGGTCGTCACTGCTGTACCAAGTCTCGCCGCCATCAGGGATGCCACGGCCTTGTTCGTCAACCGGTTGTTGTTCTGCTTCTCGTTCTTGGGCTGCAAATGTTACAAGTTCTTCTGAGAGGTCAATTACATCACCTTGAGCAATGGCCTTGCTTGCTTCTTCGTGCCACTGTCTTTGTACTTTTTCGTCTTGGATGCCGCTTGCTATTTCATTCGCTGCATCCTGTCTGCCTTTTTGATTATTGGTGTCGTTTAACTGATTGGCCAGCCTATTTGCCTTGACGGTTGAGTAACCTTGAATGCCAAGCCCCATCCCGCCGGACATCCAAGCGGCTGTTGCTGCTGCCTCAAGATAGCCTTCCATGGTCGCTCCTTCGCCAAGTCCTATATCTACATCAGCTTTGGATTGCCCGTAATATGCGACCATCTCCGACCCAGCTTCAAATGGCATATCGGTTACATAGGCTTTTGCGAATTTTTTGGCAAACTCTTTCGGGCCGAGTGCAAGCGTTGACTTTACTGTCTGCTTTACTCCTGCTTTTCCAAGATTGAAAAGAAGTTTACCGCTGCCAAAAGTAGCCATTGCGACAACATCGCCAAGGGCTTCGGTCAACACCTCATATTCAGCGTGTTTCATGCCGTATTCGTGTGATTGCTCGTCTACCTGGTCTGCGGTCAGGTTGGGCTGTGTCTTGTGAAGGTGTTCCGCTGCTCGTTCCCTGCTTTCCTGATATGTCCCGCCGCCAAATGTAAGAAGAAGGGGAGCAAGTAACCCAAGAGCCCCACCAACAACTCCACCAATGCCGCCACCTATCGCTGTGCCGACACCAGGAGCAACAATAGAACCTATGACTGCTCCTGCTTTTCCTCCCGCTATGGCTCCGGCTCCGGCTCCTGCGATAGGCAGAAGTGAACCAGGCGTGCTTTCTGCGGCGGTGATAGCTGTACGTTTGGCCAAGCCTTCTGTTCCGGTTTGTTGCGCTTCGTCGGCTTGGATAGATTCAGCTTTGCCGAGTTTTTCACCAAACTGCTGTATCTTCTTTCCAGTTACATCAAAGAAGCCTTCATCGTCTGCATAGTCAAGGTCGGCAACCTGTAGGCCACGGCCGCCCCTCTCCACTGCTTTCGCAACACCACGGGCAAACCCTGACCAAACATCACCAAACAAACCACGTGCGGCATGGGGTGCTGGCTGCTGTGGCGTAATCTCCGTTTCAGTGACAGGAACAACAGGCTTAGGTTCGTTCAGCCTAAAGTTTTGGATACCGGTAACCATCTGCTGGGTTGAGCCTTGTGTGGTGTCAACGTATTGTAGGCGCCCACCGCTAACCGGATCACGGGAACTGTCATATTTTTTAACTTCGCCGGTTGCCGTGCTACGGGTATCCTTCGGACGGATTGCGGTTACGTCTTGTGGTGCGCCTTGGTTCCCGGTGTTCATATATGCTTTTGCTGCTTTTTCTCTATCCCATTCCATTTTCAGTGTCCTGGTTGTATAGGCTTATATTGATTACATCTCTGCGCCATATTATTTCAATATTAATACTATCTGCATTATAATGAGTTTTTGTTCCAAAAATTACGCCCAATATCCTGCCCCTTATCAGAAACGATGAAAGCCTTTTTGATAGATATAGTGTTTTAGGTGGCAAGAATATTGATACAGGGCTGTTTTCCCAAGCATTTTTTTTAATCTCTTCAGGCTTCATAATTATATTTACCATAAAAAAAACCCCATACTTGACGGCGTAGGAGGCCACCCGTTACCGGGCATTGTCAAATATGGGGATTTCTAAACTTTAGCCTCCTACAGCCTATACGATATAATAGCTTATTTTGGCGATGGTTGTCAAAGGGTTAATAATAAGATGGAACCCTCATCTCTCCAATACTTCCCAGCCGTAAAGCATTCTTTCGCTGTTGTTCAGTCTGACCAAAGGGTGAAGGTGATTCTCTCCGCTGCTTCATTTTATTCATTATCCCTTGAAATCTTGTTGCCCCTCCTCTGGTAGCTGCAACATCTGGGGCAACCTCACGACCACCACCAAACTTCGGCAATTGGATCGGCTGCGGAGCGGATGGTAAGACAGGGGGGGAATACATTGAGCGTCCAGACTCTGGGAAGGATGCGTCACGTTGCGGCTGCCCGCCCTGTCCAACGGCCAAACCGGTAACAGCGTCTATAGTTTGACCTGAGCCAAAACGATACGTTCCCACTCCTGGGTCTGGGGTCTGCTGAGGCTGAACTGTCGGTGCCGGTTGACCGGTTACTTGAGGCTGAAGGAAGCTCAACTGATCGGTGATGTAATCTTCCTCTGTCTTGAATCGGCTTCTTAGTTTTTTACTTTCCTTGGCGTTATACTGCATGCTCAAATCTTGCCGTGCCTCGAACATCTCTTTTTCACTCATTGCGCCTGGCCGACCTTTACTTTTACCTTTAGCCTGCAACTCTGCCAGCTTCCCCTTGGCAAGTTTATCTCTGTCCTCTACCTGCCAAGCCCGGCTTTGTGCTATATTCTGTTGCCCGAGTCGTGATTGTATACCTGCCATGCGCTCTCGACTTTTGCGGTCGGCTGACTGATTCGCCATAATCATGGAGCTACGGGCAAGTTCACCAGCTTGTTTCCGGCCTTGCAGTTTGCTTACATCTGCGGCTTCCCGGCGCTCACGGTCATACTTTGCGCTTTGACTACGGATCATCTCTTGACCGGCTGCCCCCCGAAAACCACCCGCTGAAAAAGTCGGGCCTGGTGCTGAACTCTGAGCCGATGAAGGTCGCATTCCTACGACTGTGCCGTCTGGTCTGCGGATTTGCTGCATACCTCCAGCCTGTCCCGGTTGACCAGGAGCGGTGTAATCAGCAACTTTGAAATCATTTTTTCTTTTATTTACGCTTGTAGCCATGGTGTACCTCTCTATAGTGTAGATGCTTTAAGCCAGTACGGTATAAAAAGCAGATCAAAATTATACTCAAGTGAAACAAAATCAGCCTCGTCAACTCCTGCTAAGGACGCCTCGTGCATAGTCTCAACATAAGCAGGGAACCCTGATTCTTGTATAAACGAATTTTCATGAAATTGCAAGTCTATCAAAAATGTTGACTTCATTGGCTCTGAAGGCGTGGCACCTTCAATCCATGTAATGATCTGTTCCATGTAAATGTCATAAGAACACATTAAGTTTTCGGGGATCACTATAGCTGTTCGTCCATCATAAGGAATATGTAAAATTTCAAGATCTTCAAAACTGATAGTTTTTTGACCTGATACTGATGAATTAAAAATTACAGTTGTGTTTTTTTGATAACCATTTAAAGCGTCATAATTATCAAAGTAAGTGAATCCTATAGAAAAGGCATAAACATAGCCAGTTGAGTAAGTCACGACAACATTAGGATTGTCATGGGTAGAGGCGTAATATCTTCTATCTATAAATGGGTCCTCGTCACCATTCCAAATTGGAAAAATAACAGCAGGTAATACATGCTCTCTTTCGTATGGCTCTATCTCCGGGTACACTTTGGGAGTTCTATGAAAGCTATAATATGAATCAGGGATGCACGTAGTCGCCTCGATATCGTCCGTGTAAGTGTGACAATCACCCTCTGTGAAAACCCAATTATCAGTGCCATGGTTGACACCATCCGCTGTAATACAATAATCAACAGCGGAGCCCCCAATACAATAGGCTCCAAATGTAACCATCCCATAATATGCAACGTTATAACTAATGTCTGATCCATTTAATTTGATCGCCTGATCAAGAAAATGGTAATAATCAGTGATAACTGTGGCATAATCGGCATCAAGTAAAGCTGTAAAAAGAGCATTAGGCGCATTGGCAATCTTGTTATTTAACATGTCCCACAAAACAATTCGGTCAGTAGTGCCAAAGACGGTGGTCAATGTTTCAGTAATCATGGTGCAAGGCAAATATGACGGCCAGCCCTTAGCGTTATTTACGTGATATTGATTGTCACCGCTTAGCGGCTGCTTGCCGTGCTGAGAAATACCTATTATCCCTAATACTGTCTCGACTGTACCGGTATTTCTTACTATCGCTATAGCTGTTGGGTTTTCCGATGTGCGAACGGTCAAGCCTGGATACTCCTGAAAATAAAGACCACCAGGCAAGCAGAATTGTAACGCTGCCCTTTCAAAATAATCAGGGGCACTTGCTTCGGCATCTTGGAGCACTCTCCGCCTGGTGCCGTAATCAGTGTGCATCCATATCGGGATATCATCGTATTCGTTACCGAGATATTCAACGGTTACAATTTCACTTTCTGTAATTGCAATTATTTCTACCTCTTTGATACAGCAGATTTGCAGATCCGAGACAGACAGACCAACGCTTGCAAGAAAAGGAAATGTTGGTTTGACAGGAGTAGTCATTCTGTCATTCCTTCATTGATATGGATTGGGACTACAGACAGGAACATTTTTAACAGCTTGTCGGTATTGTCAATATCTGAAACAAGACAGGCAGAATTAATACAGCAGTTAGGCAGTGGCTGTATCGTATGTGGTGGCACAAAACCAACATCAATAGTAAGCAAACAATACTGACCTACCGGGTGCATTCCAAACCCTGCGGACTTGACGTTGAACCCTTCCAGCAAGATCAATGTTCCAGCATTACACACAGATACATTATAGTAGTACCTATACCCTGACTCAAGCGCTGACTTGGTTTCAGATTCAATAGCCGTATCATCTTGAACAATCCCGTTGAGGTATACTTTTCTAATTACACAAAAAGATAAGCAGGGAAAGCACCAACAATGCTCTATCTCTTCTTTTGTTTTTTGCTTTCCTTCTCCTGGTACATAGATCAGGGCAGTTGAAAGACCGTACTTGATATCAACCTGGATTTTGGCTCCGTTATTATGCTGCCGAACCTTCCGACCAACCGGGAATTTGGAAAAAACCATATCTCGGTGAACGTCACCAAGTATCTTCCTGGCTTCCGGTATCAGCTTTACCGCTTCGTCACGGTTACCGGAGCAATAGAATCTTGCTGGTATTGGTGGAAAGTAACTCAAGGCTAATCCTTGTAACTATGAGTTTTAAATTCAGGCCATGCTTTTTTTATTGCTTTAACCAGTTTAGATCTGTGGTTGCACGTCCAGCTTGTTCATAATATTACCTCTTTTGATGCTTCCCGTCAAGAATCATGACTGTATCCATGCGACTCCCCAAGGCTTTCACCATGAGATATGGTTTCAGAAATGCTTTCCCCAGCACTCCAGCCACTGCTTACGCTGGTGTGCATCATTCCGATTGCACTGGCCGCAACCTGCGCCTGAAACTGAGCAATTGCAGAAGAAACACGCTCGGCAAGGCTGGCCGCTGCATCGTATGCTTTTTGGTCAAGGCCAGCCTCTTCAAGCAAAATCTGAACCTGTAATCTTATCCCCTCAAGATCAAGACCGGCGTTCTTAATGGCAATTTCCCACTGAGTAGCAATTGCGCCAACCTCTGTTCCATAAATTGACCACCTACCCTGCCGGTCTGCAATCAAAGCCGCATTCTTCTGAGTTATCCCGTCGATCTGTTTTGCGGTTGCGTCTACTTGTTTGCTGTAAATCTCTATCTTGCCTGTGTTCAGTTCGGTAATTGCGTGAATCTTCGCTGTTAATGCTTCCATCGCCAGCTTAATCCCTTCCCACTTGGCAAGGTACATCTTTACGTTTGCTTCATATACCCGGATCAGAAAATCTTTTGCCGCCTTAGCAATCTCAAACCCCCTGTTTTCCAAGTTCTCGAACGCCTGCCGGAGCATACCTTCCATGGTAAGTCCTGATGTGATAGCAAAGCGGGTGTTTTCGGTTGCAAGGTCAAAGTCTTTGATCATGATCTCAAGCAATGCGGTCGCGTCACGCTTTCCTTTCTCCCGCTGGAACTCTGAAAGAATCGCCCCTGCTTGTCCGCTGGGGAGATTTAAACCATTTTCACCAACTGCATTAATAGCGTTATTCCATTCCCGGTCTTCATTTATCCGCCTTGCTTCCTGCTCACGCTGAACAATGGAAGAATGAACGGCGGGGGTAAGTCCTGTCCCGCCTTCTACGATCCAGTTATAAACCTTGGTAAACAAAGCGTCCCACATTTCAGAGGTATACTCACTGGGGATATACCCGAAATTCCCGTCAATCTCAGCGGGTGGCAGTGGAGCGATAAATTCAAAATCAAGATTTCCGTAGTCCGTAAGAATAGGAGGAAACGGCCAATTTGCAGGCCATGAATCATCAAGTACCAAGTCTGCGAATTGCGGCGGTGTGGGAAAGGTGGGGCCGGTAGCCTGCGGCACATCGGTGTCAATGTCGATTTTGTCCGGGTTGTAAGTCCCGACAAGCCCCTGTAGATCTTCAAGGCTGGTAGACAGCTCAGCCAAAAACGTATCAGCCATGCTCTTTGCATAGTCTATAAGTGAATAAACACCGTAACTGCTTGGCGTTACGTTCTGCCAATCCGGGGTGTTTACAAATGCGCCTGAACCCATATCTTTTACCCGCCTATCCCGGTTGACCTGACGTAGAACATTCCGCCAATTGCATCAATCCGAAAACGATAATTTGAGGTTATTTTTACTTTCCAATACCTTCCTTGTGCATTGCTGCCGATTGGCACCCGTACACGCTGCAACCCTGTCTTTCCTGGTGTTGCGGTGTAATCTCTCCATCCCTGTTCGTCGGTATTTACTGAGACGGTAAATGGATTATCACCTTTAAATCCGATATAAAGGAATCTGAATTGTTTTGGTTCTTTTTTGCCGTAATCGGAAGTATTAACGGTGAAAGTACGCTCATAGGCTGTGCCGTCGTCATCTTCTCCGGTGTTGAGCCGGTATATTCCATTACTGTTGGCTCCAAATTGAAACTTTCCAGCATTAACCAATGAATTATAGTTATAGGAAAGCTCTGTAGTTGCCTTTTGACCTGCTCTGCCAATAAGCCCTTGGGTTGCTATAGCTCCCACTATGCCCACCTATCTGTTGAGTATTCAGGTAACCGGCAACTACTTGCCGTACTGCCTACCGTGAAACCACCAGTTAAGGCTATGGTTCCGTTAATCTCTGCCGGGCGTGGTACTTCTGCGGTCATACTTCCCGTTAATGCTATTGTTCCTTCTATTGTTTTTGCTTTTACTTCTTCCAGGCGCAACCCACCACTTATGGCTATTCGCCCCGCAATTGAAGCGGCTATCCCTTCTGATTCAGCATCAAGCCCACCTGAGATTGCTATGGTGCCCTGTATTGTTGGTTTCTGAATAACGGCTGTTGTGATCCCACCGTTAATCGCTATGGTGCCAATAATATCCGTTGGGGTAGAGCTTGCTGATAAACCGCCGTTGATTGCTATAGTACCGGTTATAGCAGATATAAATTTGTCTTCAAGCTCTGCTGTGATTCCACCATTTATTGCAATTGTGCCGGTAACGCCTGACAACATCGGGACTGATGCTCTAATTCCGTCTGTTATTGCTATAGTGCCTGCCATTTCTCTTGAATCTGGCAGGGCTGATTGATCGGCTGCGACATACAATTGTTCTACTTCGTAATTACTGAGAGCATCGTCATAGACCTGAATATTATCTATACCGCCGACGCCCACGTCAGCCGTCTCAACGTAGGTTCCAAATACGTCTATAATCCCACCAAAGTCTGTTTCTATTTCAGTAGAACTTTTGACACCATCCAGATAAATCCAATGGTGATCGTTATCCGAGCCCTCCACCATAACCAGGTGGTGCCAACTGGTATCCGTAATCGTAAAACCGGTTGGGTTCCCGTTCACTTTTAACAGACTTGAATCACCTGAACCTGTGGAATACAGAGTCTTAAGTGGATAACTTGACGAGTAAGAAGTCAGAGGCATAAAAACTTTTGTGCCGTCTGTGCCTCGTTTTATCCACAAAGAAAGGCTCGTGAAGTAGATGCTCCCTGCATACATGTAACGTTCAATACTGAAAGAATTACTGTAAGCACAATCATCGAACTTGCCGGAAGCGTCTACCGCAAGATCGGTTAAATAACCATCATCGCTCCCGACATCATCATATATCGTTAATCCTGATACGTTGTCAAACGTCCAGTGATTTACAATAGCCATTATACTGCTGTAGCACCAAAGGCAACATCTGTTACAATCACGTCAACCCCGATGGAAACCTGTGTAGAACCTTCCATGGTCAAGTCGCCCCCGGACGTGGCGACGGTACCGTCAAGCCTTGCCTTGTCCGTGACCACACCTGTGGTTAGGTCGTTGGCGTAAATACGGCAAGATGACGCACTGCCGGCGATTAACCCCGCGCCCTTCCATATCTCAGTTAATGCTGTTGCAGGATCAACTGCACGTTTAAGGGTTGAGCCATCAAGCTCTCCCATGTTCAGCCCGTTGGTCGCCTCCCCCGCTACGAACGTGCCGCCATTTAGCGTAATTTTGGCAAGAACTGAACCAGGTTCAGTTGCATCTGCCCCGGCTGAGGGTCTTACTTCTGCAAATAAATGAATTGTACAGTTACGCAGGATTTCAGCAAGTGCGCCGCCAAGATCATATTCCACAATTGAAATAATGCTACCGGCTGCTACTGCGGTAAAAGTTCCGGCTGCCACATCAAGTGTTCCTGCTGTGGAAATAAGAACTTTTGCAAGAACGGTGTCGTTTGCATCCTCTGATTGAATTTTGACAAATGCTCCAACTTTAAATTTTACAAGATCAGTGCCGGTGTCGTTTATGGTGTCATTGCCACCAGTACCGTCTCCATCACCCATTGAAATAGTGATTGCTGCTGTTTTATTTTTTACTTCTGCTGGACTTGAGAGTAGATATTTTGCACATTGCGTGCTTAGATTCCATGCCATTGCTATACCTCGTTTGATTGTATGATTAAACTGTCAACAACCATCATACCGCCTTGGCTCCCGCCACAACTGGTAGGCATGGTCACTGCTTTGTCTATTAAATTTACTGCTGTTCCATCTGGCAATCCGACCACGGGGCCACGAACAGTGCCGAACATTACAGAGAGCTGGTTTGTTTCAAGTCCAACACTGGACGGATCTATTAAACCAGGTACTCGGCAAAATTCTTTAGCCGGGTAGTTTAACACCTTCCTTGCCTGCCACTTATACGGGTCATTGCCTTGAAGAAACCAAACACCATGTTCATCGGATACATAGGCGCCAGACTGAACAGCGCATACCATCAAAACTCTGCTCTCAAATCTGCGCCGAGCGGTTGCCGACCGAACCAGCCCCCACAACCCATATTCTGTAAAATGAACCTCGTTATCTTTCGCAAAGATAAAATTACCGGCCAGTATATCAAGGTGAATCCCGGCAAAGGTAGCGACCATCTCAGCTTCGGTTTCACGCATTGGCACACTTACCGGCCATGGAGAAGATGTTTCGCCGTCTGTCTTGCCAAGGTTGGATCCGTTCATATAATAAACTTCTCCGGCAACCTCGCAATAACTCATATTTGCGCCAAATGACAAACCGTCACGGATACCATGGAGAGTTACCGCTCCATCTGCATCAACCAACCCACGGTAAAGAGCTGAATAATTACTTTCCGGGTGATCCTGCACAACAAAAAAAGACTCGCGAAACGGACAAAAGGAATGAAACGACCCCGCTACCACCTGCTTTGTTCCACGCCTGGTTACTACTTCGCCGGTCTTGTCGATAACAACATTATAAGCAGCTTCCAACCCGGCCACGCCTGACTTTGCGTCAAACGGCAGGCGATGGGCAGCGACCTTGTTATTGAGCCCGGATGCGCCGGAATAGATTCTTACGCTTGCCATTACCCAAACACAATCCGTCGAACAGGATCAGAAAGTAACTGGAACAAGTCAAGTGACTGCTCCATATTGCGTTTTTTTGTCAAAATATCTGGTAAAGCGTGCGTTGTTCCGTACCATTCAAGCATAATTATCCCCCTTCAATGTAGTGAGCAGCGTCACCGATCTGTTGTGGCCTGGCATCTTCCGGGCCGAGGTGTCGTTCAAGGTCGGTTAAACCGTTCATGTATTCGCTATTCCATAAATTAATATTTGGAGTTCGGCCCTCTTCGCCTCGCTCTATCTTTTTGTAAGTACGCCAACATGCGTAGGCGCAGAGTACAGAAATATGGAATTCTTCTGGCAAACCATCTGGCTCCGCCCCTGCAACAGCCATGTCAACCGGCTTGTGATAATAATGGACGGTCAAATCTTCGGCCTTTGATGGAGCGTAATACAGGTTGCGACCACGAACACAATAGGATTCGATACTTCCAGCTTCCAACTTCGGATACCGTTGGACGAAATCAATATATGAATCAATCCGGTTAAGTTCCTGACCACTGGAATTAATCACAGAAATAACACTGCGCTGAAAATTAGAAGGTAAAGCAACCGAGCCACCATCAACTGTGGCTGTTACCGTACCAATAGTCATCAAGTCTGGAAGAGGAGCAACGGGCGGTAACGGATATGGCCGGTTACCGCCCCCTGCAATCGCCACCATCCCCTGATTGAGAAAAACAAGAGTTGCCTCTTCATCGACATCAGGGGTCAAGGTGGTTGACATTACCTCAATTACAAGGCTTTCGATGTCCATTACAGTCCTATTGCCTGCCAGTACCCGGTTTGTGCTCCGGTAGGATCAGCGGTCACCATAGTTACAGTGCCGGAAGAATCAGAAGATGATAAACAGGCGTTGGACTGGAAGGATTCAACATTTTCCAACCCAGTATCAATATCTCCGCCGGTATCGCCGTTGCCCTGGGTAAATGTCCCGGTAGCCAGCCGCTTGTTACCGATAACGGTATTAGCGTTTCGTGTGTAAGTAAAAGCCATTAGGTCACCTCCTATGTAGTGCGAGCGTACTCGTCAAAGTCAATATGGCCAGCGAATACCGCCCCGGCTGTCAGTGCGGTAATGGTCAGGGTGACAACCGAACCGGCGGCCAGAACCAGCTTGCCGTTGGTTGAGTCCGCAACATAAGTACCTGTTGCCCCGGCTGCAATGTCACTACCGAAAGTCAGGACACCGATATCATCTGAACCCTGGGCAATAGTAATGGTTTCGGCGTCGCCCGGATCTGCTGAGGGAGTAGCCTGGATTGATTGAACTGTGCAGCGGCACGGTACTAAAATTTGATGTACGGTTTCACTGGTGGTTCCAGTGATTGAAAAATCAGTTTTTGTCGGAAACATGAATAGTTACCTCTTGTAATATTAAAGTAGCGGGAAGGCTTTCACCCCTTCCCGGCTATAATCAGGCTGCAGTCTTTGCAGTACCGCGTGCATGTGCTTTGCGGTTACTGGTCACTAACGCGCCACGCCATCTGGTATTTGCCGTGAGTGTATCAGGCTCCCGGTGATCAGCTTCCCATTTCGGCTTAGTGAAATTGTAATCCTTATGGGTTTTGATCTTGAGAAACTGAGTATTTACGCAGTCAATAACGCCTACAGCTTGCTTGTCATCGTATACCATAGGTACACCATCGTGCAGGATGTTGGAGAACCCCGCCTCTACCAGCTTGCTGCTCTGGAACCGTTGCTGAACCTGCAAAGAAGCCTTGTAAGCATCAAGCAGAATCTGAGTGGTAATGATCTGGTTTGGCCGTGCGCTCTTGGACTGCCCGATTGAAGCCAGACGAAACAGCTTTTGCATAACAGTGTAAGTGATAGCTTCCACTGTGGTATCCACGTTTGCCTTCCAGTCCGCCATGTCATCCTCTGCAATGGCACCGTAAGCAGTGGAGGTGGTTGTATTAAAAAGATCAGGTAACCCCGAGAAACCGTAACCATCAGGATCAGCAGCGCGGCCAAGATAAATCCCGGCGCCCATGTAATCACGAATGGACTTCTCGATATTCTTCATTTTTGCATAGATGAGGTCTACCAGCGCAGCCTTACCGCTGTTCTGGGTTTGTTCGTCAAGATCAATCGTGTTACTTGCAACGTAACCAGACCAACCGAACCGGGCTGCGTTAAGGATATCACGCTTGCTGGTGTCGATGGTAGAAGAGTTGCCGTAAGTACTGACGTTTGCCCGCGCATATTCAAGGAATTCACGGATTTTTACACCACCGTCAACAAGATCTTTGCCGGTGATAAGGTTAAGTTCCATCTTGCCGCTACCCATAAGCAGGTAAAGCATGATGCTTTCACGGAAAAAAATATCCGTGGTTCGATTTTTGTAATAGTCAAAAGTGACCGCGTTTAGCTGGTCAAGATCAAGAGCCATTGTGTACCTCTATGGTTATCCGCCCATTGCCGCCAGCATAGAGGCTTTTACGGCAGCCTCGCCCACTGGTTTCTTGGGTGGTGTTTGCATCGCAGTTCCTGGATCTGCCGAAACCTGTCCGGCTGTCTCGGAACCTGCGTTAATTTTAGCCTGTTCAGCCATTCCGGCAGCGTGTGCCACCCCGGCCTTAGCCTGGAAGTACGCTGAAAAATCATCGTGCATCGGGTTTTCAGCCCGAATTTTAGCGAGTGTCCCGTCCTCCTGCATTACTGCAAACTCCGGGTTGTCGTCATTAAACTTGTCGTAAGTCGCCTGATTATCTCGTTCCAGCAATGTCTGCTGGAACTTTTCCTGCGCCTTACCCATAGCTCCGTCAATTTGTACTTGGGCGTTTTCCTGCACCATTTGAGCGGTAAGGGCGTTGCTTTCCTGCAATGCTTCCCCTACGTCTATATCCCCGTCATCTACCCGTTGTGCAATATCTCTTTGCATCTTTTCGTAGTCGGTTGGTGGTGGTGCATCCTCTGCCTGAACAATTGCCTTATCTGCCTGCTTGCCCTGATCAAGAAGTTGTCCGGTTAAATCTTGATTCTGCTTTCGCAGCTCTCCAATCTCTCCGCCCTGGGAATCAAACTTTGAGGATAGTTCCCCATACGCTTTATCAAGATCACCTGCGCTCTTGTACTTGCCGCCGCCATAAGACTCTGGTTTTGCTTCCGGTTCAGACTTTGCCTGGGTGTCCGGTTGGTTTTCCAGAATATCATCTGCGTGCATTGATCCGCTTGTGGTTTTTGCCATGGTTCTACTCTCCGCTCAGGGCTTGCGTTGCAAGGTATCCCTGACAAACTGTTGTGACGGCCTGTCTATAGGGTGTCCGCCGGTTCGGTTGTTTAACCAATCATGTCAACTTGGTTGTCTTTCAAATATTTATTAAATTCGTTACGGTCTGTTGGCCTGCGCACGTCTGAGCCTTGCGGCACTGCGTGTTGCACGGCTTCCGGCAACCAGGTAGGCTCGACTCTCTGTATCTGTGCCTCTATTTGACGAGTGGTAAAGCGCTCACAACGGTGACAAATTACTGTATCGTTGCGGTGGCTGATAGATAGCACTTCATCCTGTTCGTGGGTGCAGTGTGTGCATTTGTATCCATAAAGTGGCATAGTTAATTACCCTTCACCCATTCTCCGCAAAAATCTTTCGATTTAACTTCTGGTCTCGTCCATATATCTTCCATTACATAATTTGGAGATTTTTTAGTTCTTTGAATTTTAGGCGGATACCTGTAGCAAATATTATGTGCAAAATATCCACACTGAACACATAATCCAACCATCAACCGTTCCTTTTCATCTTTCATGATCAAATAGTCCCTTGCTGTGCTTTAGGTATCCCAGGTTGCGGCTGCGCGCTCTTCTGCTGGTTCACTGCCTGCTGATCCGGCCTGTTTCCTGGGCCGCCCTGTGCTTGCTGTAAAGTTTCTATCATCTGGGGGACAAGATCCTCCGGCATTCCGGCCTGTACAAGGATTTGCATAGCTTGACCTAACATGTCTTCGCCCATACGCTCTATAATCTCGCCACTGTTAGGAAAATTCAGAGTCTCAAGCAACGCCTGCTGGTCAATGAATCCTTGTTGCGCCAGCCCCACGGCCTGCTCCTCAATCTGTACGCTGGTTTTTGCGATAGATGAACCAGACTCAACTATATAGTCAAATTCCATTCCCGCCAGCATGTCGCCCTGGAAGGGAACAGCCACGTCATTTACTTTAATGCTGCTCTCTGTGTGACCGTGCATCTGTTGCAGTGCTAACCAGCCTTTGCCCCGATTGGCAACCATTGCGTCTGTTGCATCAATCTTATACTGAATCAAAGCTGCATTACGCTCCTGCATCGCCACAATTGCGCTGGCTGCCGTTACCCCTTGTGGAGCTTCCCCACGATCTACATCCTCAATGGCGTGTACCCGGTCATGCAGGTTGATCAGTAAATCAAGAATTTGAAACAATGATTGCGGTGGGTTAGGCAGGGGGACGAACCTTATCCCGGCACCACCAGCATCTGTCTTTGGTCTCAGTACCAGCCCCGGCCTTGAATCAACGGCCTTGAGCGGGATTGCCGCCGTCTCTGGGATAATCAATATCCCGGTCATTGCACGCATTGCATAATCAACCAGCCTGGACATAAGCTCATCAATTTTTATATTAAGCTGTGCTGTTTGTTCCGCTGCTGAAAACCCAAAAATAGAGGTTGTATCTGTGTAACTGTTGTTCTTGTAAAACGGAAAACGCCTGTACAAATAGTTATTTTCTTGGATATCTGGTGAAAATGCTTGGTTAATATTCGGGTTTGGCAGGTCAGAGAGAACAAGTTTTCCCTCGTTGGTTACCGTGATAACCCGGATACCTCCAGGAAAGTTGCCGGTGGTGTCCCTTATCCATACCTCAACCTTCAACGCTCGCTCACCCCTATTGCCGAGAGACCGAGAGGAGATAGGCTCTATACTGTGACCGGCAATGGCCGAGGTGTTGCGCCCGACTCCAAAAGTTGAATCTCCTATTGTTTCCTCACGCTCTCCGCCAAGCAGCGTATAAGTGTCTGAAATGTCAATTTCTTCTGTGGTGTTGTATTGCTTCTGAACTACTGCCGGATCTTCCGCCGTTGCGTGACAGATAGCCGGGCAATCTGCGGACATATCCTCATAATATCCAGGATATGGGAAAATTGCGTATGGATCGCAAATGACCGTTTTCGGTTCACCTGCCAGCACATTCCATACAGACTTTTCCCATGTAATCCCATAAATCTCACAATTCAAGACCGAGGATCGTAATTTTGAGAGCTGTTTGCTGTCCAACCACCATTTTTTTATCTTGGCATTGGCTACAGCTGCATACTCTGCATTCTCCCCGTCTAAGTCAATGACCTCTGCAATCGGCGACTTAGAAACGATATTTGCAACCGTCCGCTGAATATTGGAAAAATTCAACCCAATTGTAATGTCGTTTTTTTGCTTACGACGACCCCAGTGGTTTCCACGGAATAGCAGGTGATTAGCCCGCCATACATCGGCCATATTCAGCTCGTCATCACGCCATGACATCGACAACTCAAACAGCTCCCAAGCCCACGGTCCCACGTCTTCATGACCAGGGGCTGGTGGCTTGGTTATATCAAAATCATCGTAGTTGAGCAGTCGCATTTATTACGCCTTGGCTGCGGCATTGACGACCGGGTCAATGTGCTGGGTCAGGTAATGACGCTGATATGACCCTGGGTGCATTTCTTTTTTACATGTAGGGCAGATTACCCGGTCGCCTTCCCCTGGTAGTGATTCAGGAATCTCTGTGTTTATATCACATGTTTCAGGCTCCTGATACGGCTCTGCATCCTTATCAGACTCAAGCTCTGCAATCTTGGCAAGCAACTCCTCGTTGGCTTTCTTGAGTTCATCAAATTCTTTAGAATTATCAACTGATGGATACAGGACAACAGGCTTGACAACCTCTTCCGGCTCATCGCCAACATTACCAAACGGCTGTAACCGGCTGAATCGAGCGTTAATAGTCAAGAATCCACCACAAGAAGGACATTTTAGGTCAATCTTTGGCAGTACCCCAGCAAACTCCGGCAATACGTCAATCATTGACTCATGTGCAAGCTGTTTCCTGTCGAACTTCCCGTTTGTTTCTACGAATGACCCGCAACATGTCGGGCAACCTACTTTATATTTTTGCATTCATTTCACCCATTACTTTGTTTAATTCGTCTTTTTTCATTTGTTCCGCTGCCTGCTGACTCCGGGCAATCAGGATGTCTGGGACACCTATCTCTTCGTGATTATCTTTTGGATCGTTTTGAGAAAAACTGTCTATGTGTTCGGGCTTGATATCACTGTCGTCAAATGTTGCCGGTGCCAGCCGACCATCACGCCTTAGTGACTCCATGACCAGCTCTGCACCTTGGCCGAATGCTTCCACCCGCTTGTCTTGAATCTTGTTTACTGCATAAAACAGTAACGCAATTGCCGTACATCCAAGGCAAAAGCAAATACAAATTGCTACCAGAATGTTGTTATCTATCATGGTTTCCATTGTTTTATATGTGTACAGCTACGTTGTTATTGACTGCTCCAGTTATGTGTTGCCAATCTTTTTCAGCTTGTGTGGGTTGTCGCTCCGGTAACTCAACTATCGGGAAATTAATATCCAATTTTGGATCAACAACCCGTGCCAAGCAGTCCAGCATGTCATCATGTGCCATTACCGGAAATGGGATATACTCTGAACTTATGAACGCCTGAACAACATCCTGTTCCTTCCCCTCGTAGTCCCGATGGATAATTGAGCGCGGAAAATATACTTTCTTCTGCTCAAAAATTGGAATCATTCGTTTAATCCTATCAATCTTCGGTGTTGCGCCACCAACCTCTGTAAGATTGAATCGGTACTGCTCGACTTCCTGGACATACTCAATGTGCTGTATGTCACTTTGCATCCCGTAGCGCTCGTATATTACATCATTTGGCTTCCATCTCCGATGCAGACCAAACAAAACCTTGGTGCGTTCTGTCAGATTTATCCTGTCCCTTATAAGATCCAGGATATAGTAATTGCCGTCTGGTGCCAGCCCGACAACGAAAAATACGGTGTAATCAGAAGTTGTCTTTTTAGCGTTGGCAGGATCACATATGACAAAAACGTTCATGCCTTCCCGCAACGGTTCAATTGTATAGTATTTTATCCAATCCTCATCAAAGCCTTGCTCATCTCCTGCAGTTGGATTTTGGAGCATCTGAGCAGCAAATACATATGGCCCTTGATCTCTTCGCTTTTTCTCCAGCTTTTCTCTGGTCAAAAAAACCGGCTCACCATCTGGCTGCCCGTTATGAGTAGCCGGGTAAATCCTTGGAATACATGACCCACGATCCATCATGATTTGATATGTATCAAAATGATGGTACCTGGTGCCAATCGTGCGAACGTTACCACCATCTGCGCCAAGGTTAAGCGATAATGCCCATGCATCCGTCACTTTGCCTATCATCTCCGGGGTGGTAACGCTCTCCCTGGTTACAACATCGTCGTAAACAAGTAAACTGAAATGTTTTGATGTAGGCTGCCCATCTACCAGCCCGTGAGCTTCAACAGTTGCTTCTTTCGGGTTAGTTTTACGTTTTACCGTAATCCCTTTATCCTCGCTCCAGTTCGCGGCTTCCTTGCGTGGCGATTCAAAAAGAATCTCTGGGAATAATCGTTGCAGTCGAATATTAGTCTCAAGCTCTGCTTTTATTTGTCGAAGAAACGCCCTGGCAATTGGTTTCGTATGGCTAAAAATACCTACTGTTATCTCAGGATCGTTCAAAAGGTCCTGAATGGTTTTGCCGTAGGTGATAATCGTTGATTTGTATGACTCCCTCGCCCACAGATCAAGATATCCGTTGGGCTCCTGTTGTATCTCTACGCAACGATCAAACAACCAATCACGATCAATATCAGCACGACCACAACCATTTACTAGGAGAAAAAAAAGATCATGCTGGCAAAGCTGCCGCATAGCTGAAACAATCCCATCATCGCCATGATCTCCGGCAATTTTGAGGATGCGTGAATAATCTTGGTGTCTATCAGTCCGTGCTGACATATTTAAGAATCAATTCTTGAATTTCTGGTAGATTAACCGTTCCGGTGACTCCAACCTCTGCCGTCACCACTTTACGCTCGATAAAGTCAGCCTGGGATTTACCTAACAGCTCGCTTGCCTTGATTCGCTCCCGGAGGGCTGCTGGTCTCGATGCGTCGTTTCCATCATGGTCAACATAGGATTCAACAATATTTCCAGTGGTAACATCAGACCAAAATTGTTGACGTTCTTCCCTAGTTAGAATATGCCTCTTCCTGTCCGCTTCTTGTGGAGTTTCCGTCCTTTTAGCAAGTGCCTTAGCAATTTTAGCATTCCTTAGCAGCCTATGTCCTTCCACTTCTGGAGATTTATATCCCGCTTCTCTGGCTGCTCCTGTGGCGTTTCCCTGGTAAGTATCGACAAAAATCTGTTGTTTTATGGTTAACTGTTCACACATTTCTTTTATTAAATCTTACATAATTGTAACTTAGCATAATTATCAAATACAACAATCTTACATGATTGTCAAACTTAACTTTACGATTATGTAAGATATTTGGTTTTTCATGACTGCAGGAATTAAAACTTAACAAAGGTAAGTTTTCCCTTTACAAAGGTAATAAATTTCCATATAACATAGTTAAGAGAGTTTAAAACAGAAACCAGAAATTGAAATAACTTTTACCGGAGAAACAAAATGAAAAAGATTTATAATTTAGCACAAGACACAATCATCGGCTGCCAAGACGGCAGCGACAATGACGCAATCCGTGGACGCTGGACGGGCCTTGGGAAAGGGTTAAGGTGCTCACAATGCACAGTGACGCTGTGTAAGCATTGGAGCAACGCTAACCTCTTTAACGGAGGGTTGCGAGAAATAAACAGCGATTTGTTACGGTCGCCAAGAGTCTAACCCATCCAACCACCCGGCTCCGGCCGGGTGAATCAAAATCTACTTGGAGAATATCATGACAAGAATTAGCATTTATACAGAAATCGAATATGGCGAACAGGAATTTGAGGGCTGGTTTGACCTCGATGCAGCAACAAACATTGGTTCTTTCGCAAAAGGAGATCCTTATAAATATGGCTGTATACTCATGTCAACCGCAAGTGGAAAACTAATTGTCAATGAATGGAACAACTCAGGAATGAACATCTACCGTTTTGCAGAAGATGAGGCGGAAATAGCCGAGATCTTGTCAGAAGGCGGCTATGATGACGGCAAAAAGCAGTTTAACGATATTCTTAAAAAGTATGAATTGTAAATAATTACCCGACTGACTACAGCGGCTGAGGTATTCAGCCGCTGTGCTGAGCTTGAAAGTTGTTTTTTTAATTTTACTTGGAGAAAACTAAATGAAAACTTACACCGCCTCTATTGGAACAATCACCGCTAAACGGTTAATAGACGAAACCAGGGAAGAACTCGAAACGCTGGAAGACTATTTTTCCGAAAGAGCTGGCTGGCAGAATCACCGCAAGCCAGTTGTTGGAAAAACCATTACCGCCTGTGCTCATGGTATTCAGAAATATTGCGAGTCTGGTTACCCCTATCAGGTGTCTACCAGGGTATCAGGGCAATACACTGACCAAGTTGGCGTATTTTTGTCATCAAAAAACGAGGCTGAATCACTGGCCACCGAAATCAATGAAATGAATGTTGTTGGATTAGAAAAATGACCTACATAAAAGCAGGGTACGGTGACTGCGAACCGCCAGACGATCCAATAGGGCCTACTTGCCCAGAATGCGGGTCAGACCTGAGAGAGGAGTGGAAACCGGTAACTGGCAGCGTCTATTTTTGTGACGAATGCAACGACGTTGACGATATAGACTCTGACCATGGTATCTGGTCAGAATCAGATTTAAAAACAATTGAGGTAGAAAAAAATGACCAGACAAGAATTCAAAGAGCTTAGAAAAGAATCAGGGCACACTCAAATTCATTTTGGTGAGCTGTTAAAAATTTCTGGCTGCCACGTCTCGTGCATTGAGGCAGGATCAAGAAAAATTAGCCCCAATGTAGAGCAGGCGCTAAATCTGCTCTACCCGGATACAGATCGGGAAGAAATTTCTTTTATACCTCTTGGCAATGCTACCGCACAGGTGCAAGTTGACGGCTCATCGGTCGGCTTGCTTTACGCTGGTTCTGGTGGCTGGGACTATTATCCTGACGGAATGGCCGCGAGGTATGGCAAAAGTAACAACAAATCTTTTAAAAACATTTATGAGTTTGAGACATGGTGGAACACAAGGTGAAAGATTATCTTACCGGTATAGCTTTTTTATACAACTGACGAAATAGTTCAGCCGCCCCGTGGCTGAACACAAAAACAGGAGAACACTATGAGCGACGAAAAAGAACAAAAGACCGGTGCCAGCAAAGGGTCGGCTGAAACGCCTGGTTATACGCTTGGCACCGTTGATATTGATGATCTGATTGAGTTTGCCAACTTGTATGCAGTAATGGGCAGCGCGGTACAGGAACAATTTATTGATTTAATGTCTGGTGACTGGGACATAAACGCCAATGCGGTAAAGGTCATGAAGGATAAGATCGGTGGCTTCCACAAAGATATTGACAGGGAAATAAAAGATTTTTTAGAAGACGTATAACGTCCTTTATAAGCCGCCCCGTGCACGGTGACGGCACTACCAAGGAGTAAAATTTGAATAAAAAATATTGGATTTTAACTGTACTGGCAGGGGTCGGCTTGATTTGCTTGTTGGTTTTTTTTTATGACGATACAGAAGAGCCCTGGGTGGCGGAAGAAAGAGCGACACGACAAGCGTGCCTGGATGCTGGAGGTATCCCGATTCCGAGTGCGTGGACTGGTCGGCTGAAAGATTGCAAGTTCCCGCCTAACTTGAAGTAAAACCAACAGATCAATAAGTGGAAAATTTTACACCTATTGATCTGTTGAACTGAACCGCTATCGCGGAAAACCCGCCTGCCACGCTTTTATGTAATAGAAAACTTTTCCTCCCCGGCAATATCCTTTCCTGTAGTACAATACCTCTTAAAGAGCCGCCATTTTGGTTGCTCAAAAAAATATCAGGAGGTATTGCCATGATCGAGACAGGAACCCCTCAGGATTATCAGTTCAACTTCAAAGATTTTCTCAAAATCCAGCGAGTCGCGAAAAAAACCATGGAGGCATATCTGCGGTCGGTGGACGAAATATCGACCTTCCACGACCAACCTGCCAGGCAGCTGACCAATAATCAAATCCAGCATTTTCTTCTCTACAATATCCAGGAAAAACAACTGGCCTGGTCAAGCTGTAATGTCCTTTTCTGCGGGATGAAAAAGTATTACCGAGAGTATCTCGGCCGTAGTGAGGCAGAGTTTACCATTCCGCCAAGACCACGATCCAGGCAACTGCCCATAGTCTTGAGCTGGGAAGAAGTCAGCCGGATCCTCAATGCGAAATCCAATATTAAACACCGGGCTCTACTCACTACGATCTATAGTTCAGGTCTGCGGGTTTCCGAGGCGGTTCGCCTCAGACCCGAGCATATCGAATCAGAATGGATGCAGATCAGGGTGGAACAGGGCAAGGGTAGGAAAGACCGCTACACTGTTTTGTCAGAGCAATGCCTCGATCTCCTGCGTGTGTACTACAGGTCGGAACAACCGGAAGAGTGGTTGTTTTTCGGCAAGGACAAGTCTGTTCCCATGTCCGTCGGCACGGCTCAGAGTATTTACTACCAGGCCAAGGAACTGGCCGGAGTCACCAGAGGGCGCGGTATCCACACTCTACGCCATTGCTTCGCCACCCATGCCATGGAAGCCGGAGTTGAGCTCTTTATCATCAAACGGTGGCTGGGACACACCTCCATCAAAACGACCTGTAAGTATCTCCACCTCAGACCCGGTTATCTCAGAAAGGTCAAAAGTCCCCTTGATATGCTGTATGAGAACGAGGGCGAATCATGAAACCCAAATTCGAGGTAGCCGATGTCTTCCGCATGTACGGAGATGAATACAAAAAGAGTCATGCCATGAGCGGGGAACAGCGCAAGGTCATGGCCGCAATCACGGCCTGCCGAACTGCCCGTCTTGGCGGACACAGTGAAATCTGTGACCATTGCGGCGCCATGAGGAACTGCTACAACTCCTGCCGCAACCGCCATTGCCCGAAATGTCAGACCATGACCAAAGAAGAGTGGCTGGACAAGCGACGGGCGGAACTGCTGCCCTGCGGGTATTTTCATATCGTCTTCACCATTCCCCATGATTTGAATCCGTTTGTTCTTGCCAATCGCCGAGAGCTGCTCACCTGCCTTTTTGCCGCAGTAAAAGAAACTCTGTTCGCCTTTTCCGCCGATCCGCAGTGGAAACTCGAAGGCAAGCCTGGGATACTCGCAGTTCTGCATACCTGGAGTCAGGTGCTGATTGATCATTTTCATATCCACTGTCTGGTCCCTGCCGGAGTTCTTTCTTTTGACGGCAGGAAATGGATCAAAAGCAATGACAAGTTTTTGTTCCGGGTGCAGTCCCTGGCTAAAGAGTTCAAGAAGCAGTACCTCACCATGATTGAGGCTGGCCTTAACACCCTCGTTGTACCTGAGAACGGAAGCAAATTGCTCAAAAATGCATGGAAAAAAACCTGGGTCGTCTACGCCAAAAAGCCGTTCGCAGGGCCGGAACAGGTGTTGAATTACCTTGGCCGCTATACCCACCGTATAGCGATATCCAACCACCGGATCAAGTCCATTGACAACGGCAAAGTGCTCTTTACCTACAAAGACCGGGCCGACAATAACACGACAAAAACAATGACCCTGGATGCGTTGGAGTTTATCCGCAGGTTTCTGATCCATGTCCTGCCCGGACGGTTCCAGAAGATCAGGTATTACGGTTTTCTTGCCAATGTCTGCAAGAAAAAAGCCGTGCTTCTGATTCGGCGGTTGATCGGCAAGGCCATGGATGTGCAACAGTTCATCAACGAGACGCTTGAAGAAAAAGTACTGCGGTTGACCGGGCGGGATATCCTGCGCTGCCCCCATTGCAATCAGGGAAGAATGGCACATCAGGGGATGCTGACCCCAATGAACAGCAGCTGACAGCGGCAGGAGTCCATATTTTTTGTCAACATCGCGGAGATGTAGAGGAGTAGTGCGCCTTTTTTCAGGCCAAAGTCACTTCAAGTGGTGACGATTTTACGTTGCAGCCCAACAACAATAGAAAACTGATGAATTTTAATCAACGCCTTCTGTCAAATCCCCCTGTTTCTTTTCTCCTGAGCGGCAAAGAAACCTTTTGCAAAAAACTTATTACAGTGTTTCAATAGGTTAAAAACAAAGCCCATAGGAGTCAATAAAGGCTTTCCTGTGGACCCGCAGCTCAGTCCAACAACATTTTATCCACCATCCCGCTCTTGTTAACGAACATTGATTGCAGTGCAGCTCTTCCGGGATAAATGGAAGTCAGCGGTATTTTGTGGGCGGGACGATGGATAAAACGCTCTTAGTTATACGCACCGCTTATTTATCAATGACTCGATAATAGGCTTCAATTCTATCGGTACACTGTAACCGAGCGGTGTCTTTTTTGGTCTCTTTAGTTGTGGCCTTTCGTCAAAATATTTATCAAAGTATTTTTCTAGGTCTCCACTAATAGTCGTATAACCAGGCGTGTCACGCTGAACACAATGGCCTTTTCCAATAATCACAACCTGTGCCGGTAATTCAATTTTTCCTATCTGCAAATCACTCATCATTAACTCCATTGTGTCAGGTGCACTATATTCGTTATACTTTCATCATTTTTACAACCTGGGTGCGAGTGCGGTGTAAATTTTTCCCGCTTTGGGTGGTAACAATAATTCTTCCTGATCTGCTATTTCTTGAGATATTACCAAG